TTCTTACGCAAAATTAAATCTAAATCGTGTGGGTATAGATATACCAAACTAAAACCAGTTTAAGTTCAGTTAATGAGAGGGAGGAAAAAAATACCAACACAAGTGAAGAAGTTGAAGGGTACTCTTGAGAAATCCAGGTTAGTGGGAAATGAAATGGATACATCTCAAGTTGTTAGTATGCCTTCGGCTCCCTCCTTTCTCAATAAACAAGGCGCAGACGAATGGGACTTAGTCACTAACGAACTAGCTAATATTAAGATGTTGCACTTGACTGACTTATCAATCTTAGCAGCTTATTGTAATGAGATAGGTATTTACCGAGAGATAGCTCAAGAGTTACAAGGCAACTTCACAGAACAGACCGTTGACAAAGATGGAAGGTTGAGGTCTAGTAAGATTGCACCTAAGTACAAGGTAATGCAAAACGCTTTACAGAATGCAATGAAAATTGCTACGCAATTTGGATTTACACCGAGCAGTAGAGCATCTCTTAGTATGCCAGACCAAGATGAGGAGAGGACTGACGATTTTAATTTCTTTGACTAATGATAAACAAAGTACACTTAGGAGATTGGACTACTAACCAACTAGAAGATAATTCGGTGCAATTAATTATTGCTGACCCTCCTTATTTTGAAGTTAAGGGAGAGTTTGATTTTGTTTGGAATAGCTTTGACGATTATTTAAAAGATGTTGAGAAGTGGGCAATAGAATGTAAAAGACTTTTAGCTGATAATGGTACTTTGTTTTGGTATGGAGATGATAAGAAAATAGCTTATGCTCAAATAATATTTGACAAGTATTTTAACTTAGAAAATAGTTTGATATGGTATAAGTATAATTTAAGAGGAGGAATGTTTGGAAGTACTGGTAATGATAATGTAAGAAGTTTTCCGATATGTACTGAAAGGGTTTTAATGTATTCTCAAGATAGTATTAACTTAACGACAAGCATTTATCATATACGAAACTACATAAGAGAAGAAATAAAAAAAGCTAAAGGTAAGATTGTATTTAAACAAGTCAATCAAGTTTTTGGAACTGCAACAAATGGTGGTGGTGTTGCTAGTGCTTGTTTAAGTTTAGATAAAACAGAGCCAACAATGATAACTAAAGAAATGTATATAAAGCTACAAAAATGGTGTAAACCTTTTTTACGCAAAGAATACGAGGAGCTTCGCAAAGAATACGAGGAGCTTCGCAGACCATTTAGTAATAAATTAAATTTAAACGAAGTTTTACAATATAATACAAACACACTTAATCAATATAACCACGCAACAGTAAAACCTGAAACACTAACAAGAGCTTTAATTCAAACTTGCTCAAGGAAAGGCGATTTGGTTTTAGTTCCTTTTGCTGGTAGTGGGACAGAGTGTGCTATGGCAGCCAAAGAAGGTAGAGAGTTTATAGGCTTTGACATAGAGCCAAAATATGTAGATATGGCTAACGCTAGATGTTCAGAACATTTAAAACAAACAAGTTTATTCTAATGAAACTTAAAGAGGACAAGACTTTTTACTTTGATGACAAGGCAGCAGATAGAGTTGTCTACTTTATAGAGAATCACATACATCATCTAAAAGGCGAATGGGGAAATAAAAAATTTAAGCTAGAGCCATTTCAGAAAACAATAGTAAGAGATTTATTTGGATGGAAGTATAGAGATAGTGGTCTAAGAAGATTCAGAACTGCTTATATATGTTTACCAAGAAAGAACGGTAAGAGTACACTCATCTCAGCTCTCGCACTCTATATGACGGTTGCCGACGGAGAGCCATCAGCAGAAACTTATGTTTGTGCCTTTGATAGGTCTCAAGCTGGGATAATCTTCGACGTGGCTAGTGGTATGGTTAGAGCTGACAAACAACTAGAAAAGAATTTAAAAGTATTTAAGAATAGTATAGTTCACGAAAAAAGTAATTCATCTTTTAAAGCATTATCAAGTGAGGCATCTAGTAAGTATGGATATAATGCTAGTTGTTGTATAATGGATGAAGCATTCACTCAGCGAGACTCTAGTTTGTGGGATGCACTAACGACAAGTGTTGCATCTCGTAGGCAGCCTTTGAATATCGCTATTACTACTGCTGGTTACAACAGAGAGTCTTTCTGTTATCGCCTAGAGGAATACGGTCGCAAAGTTTCAGAGAATATAATTAAGGATGATTCGTTCTATTATGTAAAATATTATTGTCCAGATGATGTTGATTGGACTACAGAGGAAGCGTTAAGATTAGCTAATCCTGGTCTGGATAGTGGAGTAGTTAAATTAGACTATTTAAAAAGAGAACAAGAGAGAGCAATAAAGTTACCAAGTTTTACCAATACCTTCAGAATGCTCCATCTTAATCAATGGATGAACTCAAATGTTCTCTGGTTATCAGACGCTCAATTTATGGAGTGCAACAAATCTCCAATACACTTAGAGGATTATAAAGGTATGACGGCTTATGCTGGACTTGACTTAGCGAGTGTTAGAGACATATCAGCTTTTGTTTTAATCATTCCAGAAGATGATAGGTTTACGGTAATCCCTTACTTCTTTGCTCCTAAAGAAAATGCTTTTATACGTTCAAGACGTGACCAAGTAGATTATATTTCTTGGGAGCAAGAGGGATTAATGGAACTAACAGAGGGAGATGTCACAGATTACAACTATATAAAACGTAGAATAAAAGAAGTTGCTGAGGTTGTTAATATCAAGTCTATAGCCTATGACCGTTGGAACTCAAGTCAATTAGTGATTGACTTAACAGAGGATGGTTTGCCAATGGAAAGTTATGGGCAAGGCTTTGCTAGTATGTCAGCACCAACTAAAGAACTTGAGAAGCTAGTACTTGGCAAACAGATTAATCACGCTGGTAATAAAGTGTTGAGGTGGATGTGTAGTAACTTAGCTATGAAAACAGACCCAGCTGGAAATATAAAAATGGATAAGAGTAAGTCAAGTGAAAAGATTGACGGAATGGTGGCTTTAGTTATGGCTCTAGGCTGTTATATGAATGATGATTCTAGCGACTCATCTACCTATGATGATAGGGGAATAGTATGGATTTGACTTTTGCGATTTCTCTTATCTTTGTAATGTAATTACAATTTTATGGGACTATTTGACTTCCTACGTTCAGAAAAGCGTGGAGATAATTTTTTAAGAGCTGTGTTTGGTGGTTATGGTGCAGCCAACAAAACAGCAGTTAATAGAGATACATCTTTAACATTTAGCGCAGTCTTTGCGTGTGTTAGAGTTATTAGTGAATCAATAGCAAGTCTACCCATAAAAGTTTACAGAGTCGAGGAGGATGACGATAAGATTACTGACGTTAGCCATCCAATCTACCGACTACTAGCTAGAAATCCTAATAGCTATATGACACCATACACATTCCTAGATACTCTTATGACTAACTTATTGCTAGAGGGGAATGCGTATTACTACATTTCTAGAGATTCTAACGCTAGACCAATAGAGTTAATACCTATCAATCCTCAAGACGTTAAGGTAATTAAGCACGAAGGACAAATCTATTACGACATTAAAGACTATGAAATAGGAGTAATGAAGGAGGATATGTTACACTTTTTCAACTTATCGTTTAATGGTTGTGAGGGTATTAGCGTATTGAAAGCACAAAACACAACAATAGCAACTTCTATAGCTGCTAACGATACAGCAAATAGTTATCTAGGAAACTCTGCACAAGTTGGTGGAGTTATTAAGCATCCTGGCAAACTAAGTAAAGAAGCTGTAGCAAGATTAAAGAACTCTTGGAATCAAAACTATAGTGGCTCTTTTGTAGCTGGTAAGACTGCTATCCTTGAGGAGGGTATGACATTCGAGCAAACTAACATAGATGCTAACAAGTATCAACTTTTAGAGACTCGTAGATTTCAGATTGAAGAAATTTCGAGAATTTTCAAAGTGCCTCTCAGTTTGATTTCTCATCTCGAGAAGGCAGCTAATTATTCTAGTATAGAGGCTTTATCAATTGACTTTGTAAGATTTACCTTGACTCCTTATATGGTAATGATAGAACAAGAGCTTAACAGAAAGCTATTTAGAGAAACAGAGTTCGGCTCGTTTACTATCAAGTTAGATGCTAATGCTTTACTAAGAGGA